CCTCTAGGCAGTAGATGCTTTTCAATTTCAGTAGCACATACTCAAGATGCCCATTGCTCTTTGCACCATGCTGGATGCGGCAATCAATTTCAGATATTAACTCTAATATTTTGCTTTGTGTTAATGCTTTTTTAAGTTCATCACTGGGCACCTGTTCCGGCATCCCTTCCATCTCTACGCAGTCGGAGGGGAAGTCGTAGTATTCTCCATACCGTCTAGGCACAAGCCCGTCTTGTGTTTTAACATTGCAATCCTTCGTGATCCTGATGCGGATGTTGTTCATGCGGACTCCTTTGCTGCGATTTTAGGATTATTTAACCATAAATCAACCAATCGTTTGATTGATTCTATCTTATCAAACCCTATTTTGTTTCCAATCGAATAATAGAATTGTTTAACCTTTATTCCTTTCTTTATCATGCAGTATGCTTCCTTTGCGTACTGTCTGACCAACGTATCATCTGACATTGGCGTTGTTTTTTTCGTGCCATACTCTGCTGGTGGTTCGTAGAATCCCTGCCAGCCTTTTTCTATGGCACAGTTAATCCAGCGTATTGATTCTGTTGCGCCCAATTTATCAAGTGTGTTGAGTTGACGCTTGGCGGCAAGTTCTGTTATCGGTTTCTTTCTATCTTTCCTGTCTTTAATCCAGTCCCTGTATGCCGATACAAACTCCGGTATATTTAGGGAATCTGGTATAAGGGCAATTAGTTCGTCTTCTTTCGGTTTTCGTACAGGCTTTTCCTCTTTGAGTAATTCCTGCTGTTCAGATTCTTGCACAATGAAATCCGGCTGGCATTGTGCAAGATAATCCTGATAGCGTTCCCAAAGGCCATATACCTTGAGCAGTTTGATTATTGATGCATGTGCTGGACTATGAGGCTCCAATTTCCCGTTCTGGAATGAAATCAGGGATGGTATCCAGATTTTCTCCGCACCGGACTTACCCTTGAATGATTCAACACGTCCAGCATATATATTGTTAAAATCCTTCCAGCTGATGTTTGCTCCTATTAAAAATGCCGCTTGCTCTGTGTCTAGTTCCATAACGCCAGCATTGTCGCAAGCGTCCGTGATGTAGAGCCAGACAAGCTTCCATTCTGGCTTTAACTTTCTAAACCACGGGTCACGCCATTTCTCTGTTTGAGTAAATCGCTTCAAAACAGCCTCCCTTGTATTTCCAATCGTTGTGTTTGTCCTTCCTGATACGTTATCATTTTACGGCCTTTATGATTTTAGTCCTGATTGTTGGTGTCTTGACTGCGTAAGGCTTTTTTATTTCGTCAGGAATGTCGTATTTGGTCGTTTCCGAAGCCTTGCACTCGATCATGTAGTCTTTCGTTATGATCGTCTTGCCCTGCCCCTTGCCAAGCCCAGCACAAACAGCCTTTGCGTGCGCCTTGATCTTCTTGTCTGCGTTCTCGTATTCGTCCGCCGCCGCTTCGTTCATTTCCCTTATCTTGCAGAGCGAATTCAATTCTGCGTCCCAGAGCATATCTTCTATGCCTGCAACCCCAACCATATCAGGACAGCACCTTGACATAAACGGGCAATCGCCACATACGCTACCCGAAAATGGTATCCTTGCCGGCAACTCGTCGTCAACGTGAACATCCGTATGGTTCTTTATGTAGCGGTCTTTCCAGCGTTGAACCGAATCGTTCACCCGTTTGGCTTTCTGCAAAAGCTGTTCAACATATTCGTAGTCCAATGTTACGTTAAGCTGGTCAATTCCTCCGTTCAGATTTCTCCAAACAAACAAACCGTTCTCGCAGTTGGTGAAATAAAGGTAGATCATAAGCTGTGCCGGATAGCAACGCATCCAGACGTGGTCTGATTCGTACATATCCTTGAGGCTTTTTATCTTCCCGAATACCATTGGGGTCTGCGACTTGATTTCAACAGGAAAGAATGTCTTTCTGTCCGGCATTACCAGAACGCAGTCAACCCTCCCGCCTATATTTTCAGGATTGAACGGGATAGGAACGTTTGTCTGTTCTACCCTTACGCCTTGGTCTTTCAGGGCGTCCTGTAAGTCCCTTACTGTCAATTCCTCTATCATATTGCCAACGGCAAACCGTTGCATGAGGCTTGCGCTTGGCTTGTTCTTCTCGCCATAAGCGGTCTGTTCATAGGCAATAGCCCGTTCGCATGGGTGGCCTAGTTTTGAAGCCCATATAGAACGTGCCGCTGATACACTTGACCTGCTCTCGTATAACTTATTTACTGCATCAACTATGTTTGGAATATCCATTTTGCTGTCCTTTCTTGTTGTTAAAATTAGTCCGGTCGCTGTCTATTATGCCGCCACCGGACAGACGGCTTGAGGTTCGCATTGTGACTCTGAAGGTTTACCTTCGCATAGACAGCATGACGAAAGACCCAAAAGCCAACAATGTATGCCGGACTATTTTTTCAGGTATTCGTCATGGTTGGAACGGATAATGTCAAAGACGTTTTTCAGAGCCCTTGACGTTATCTTGTCGAAGTTGTCCCATCCGTCAAAGTGCTTCTTGTTCCCTGTCGGCTTTCCGTCTTTCTTCTCGTTATAGTCGCACTCTGTCAGGTATTGAAGTATGTCCTCGGGGCAGGTTACTTTCTGGTCGTCTGCCCTCTGAAACCCTTCATGGAACAACTCATTGCACATGGACTTTATATCGTCCCTGCGTTTCTTATCGTCTGGAGTATCGGTTGAACCGCCCTTTGTACCTTTCCCATATTCCTGTTTGGGTGCATCCGCAACCTTAACGCCATAGCGTTTCATTTCTGCCTCGTCAACGTCACCAAGACCAAGCGCAATGAAAATGCACTTCTTGAAACACTCTGTCTGGCTTGCCTGCCGTACTGAACGTTCGTCAACGTCCTCTGTCAGCTTGAACTGTCCGTCTGCCCTTCCGAAGAACTTGTCACGGCTAGAGAACATTCCAGACTGTTCAATAACCTCTCCGTTGGGGAGTATGTAACGTCCGTATGTTTCGTAGACGTAATACTTGCCCTTGTCGTCCGTGTAGTCAATGCGATTGCAAAGTGGTCGTCCGTGTTCGTCCTTCATGTACTCAAAGCGGCCTCCTATTACCCGAAAGACCTTCTTTGCGTAGTTGATGTTGCGTCTGATTGTTCCCTGAAAATTGTCAATATCTGTTTCAGGGTTAACCAGCTTGTCCATTATCTGAATGAACCGCTGGTGCGCTACAGCCCGTCTCTCGATGGACGGCATTATGTCGTCCAGATTGATTAAGGACTGTTCCGTTTGAATTACAGAGTTTTCGTTTTCCATTTTCTTTCTCCTTGTTGTGTTACTTAATGTCGTGATGATGATACCGTCTGCTTATTTGGTCATACCTCCTTTGCATTGTTTTTATTATTGCGGTGATGTTGCCAAGACATTCACCTATTTCCTGCATAGTTGCAAACCTTATAGCCTTGTAACCTTTATTCCCGAAGATAATGCGTCCATGTGAACATTCACAACCCAACCTGCAAAGTCGTGAATCTTTCCATCCTGTCAGTTTCATTATTTCAGGACGTTTGATCCATTCCTGTTTTGCGATAAGAATAGCAATCATTCTTCTTGCACATTCAGGCGCAAGACGTTTTCGTGTGTTCTTTTCCGAAAGGTTCATTTGAAGTTGTGTCATTTATTACCTCGTTGTTAAAGTGGCGGTCTTTCCCGCCCGTCAGCGGCGCCGCACCACTCGTTCACCCATGAGCTTGCGCTGGGAAGCAGGGGGATGGAGTCGAACCATCTATTCTTTGAATCTGGTCATACCATTGCGTGTGTTCACCGCCACGCCGCCCCTGCCATTAGAATATATCTCCGTGAAACCTGTCTCTTGCCGGAAGTTTCCAGTTTGCATCTTTCAGTTTGTTCCGCAACTTTGAAATCCAGAACCATTGCGCTATCACTATCAATCCGAGAATCAAGATTGCTGTCGGCATAGTTCCTCCTTTTCTCCTTTTGCTAATTAATTACTTTACCGCACGCAACTATCCCGTTTCTGACTTCCGCACAAATCTGCTGTTCTGCTTCTTCCGGCATTCGCCAATTACAAAGTCCGGCGAATATGCGGAAAGAGACAGAGATGAATTTTGCGTGGATTGAAAAGCCAGCTTTGATGCCCGTGCCAGCTTCGATGCCCTCGCCAGCTACGATGCCCCAGCCAGCTTCGATGCCCTCGCCAGCTACGATGCCATCGCCAGCTTTGATGCCCGTGCCAGCTTTGATGCCCCAGCCAGCTTTGATGCCCGTGCCAGCTACGATGCCCTCGCCAGCTTCGATGCCCGTGCCAGCTACGATGCCCGTGCCAGCCGATCCGAAAATATAGCCTTTGGCCTTTATGCTTTTTGTAACAAACCAGCCGAGATCTGCTTCAAGTTCGACATGACCGTCGAATACAATTTCTGTATTCTCGTACTGCGCCCTGTTCTCTTTTGTGATTTTAAGTATGTTCATTGTATGATCTCCCGTGATTTTAGGATACTCTGCTTCTCTCTGTTCTTTTTCGTACCGCAGGTTTTCGATGTTGGCGTGTTCAAGATTGGCGTCACACCAGCAACAGACCCTCTTTGCCGTTTCGTTAAAGAAGTTTTCCGTCCCGCATACCGGACATTCTACATAAGCCATACGTCACCTCTTCTTCTTCTACCGTTTTCTTCTATCCTGTTCACTATGACCTGTTTCTGCTTAGTTTTCCGCCCTTCAGTTGTTTGCGATCATTGCCGCTCTATCCAATTACCTCCAATGTATCTTCAGGGTGAAGATTATACGTTGCCATTGCAAAATCAGAATAAAAAGCATGTTCAGCTTTTATTCTGTCGCCGATTTTCAACCGCTTTGCCTTGCTTATCCAAGCAGTTAACGATCTTGTGTTTCCGTTACGTGTCACTTGTACTGTATATTTCATTTTTTTCTCCCATTAGCTTAGATCAGCACTGACTATTGTCTGTTTGCCGCAATGTTTGCAGGCCAGATGGCATAAGCCAAAGCCCGCCTTAATCATGGCCTTGATGTACTTGCTCGACTGTTTACCGTTGCAGTTTCGGCATGTATATTTCGATTTCGCTGTTTTGAACTTGGTTGTCATTTGAACCTCGTTTTGTTTGGTGCGTTGGGACACCGATTAACAGCGTTGTGCTGTTAATCCGTCCTTAACGGTGGTTTTTATTACCACCGCCCCTCGTTATTCTCATTCATCGGTCTGGCTGTCTTGGCGTTCCTATGTCGCTAGGCCATTCCGCAGAATCGCTCAACCTCATAGAAACCCATCATCGGTGTTTCCTGTCTCAATCCTTAACCAGTATTCACTGCTTCCTTTCCCGATACTCTGCCATTGACGCAACCGTAATCATGGACTTACTGTCAGGAGTTGGAAGACTTGCGCAGGTATATCTATTGAGTGAGGTGTTATTGTTTTGAGTGAGCTATTGTCCGGAGGTTCGCATACCATTTGCAGAGGCATCATCGGCTGTGGTGTTCCGGTCGGTTGCCCTTCCGTACGAGTTCGCCAGCCATACGCTTGCATATTCTTGGTGTCCGGTTAGGCTTGCTTTGTGCGTCCTGCTTTGGATTCCCATGTCGGTTTTCACCGCCAACGCTCTTTACCCTTTCGCCGCTCGCCTTTTCTGATTTTCAAAGAACTGCAATGATGTTAGGGGATAGCTCTTAAAGATGCAAGCGAAATCTTGCAGATTCTTTGCACTTTTTTTGCATAGCTAAAGCCTTGATTTGCAATAGATTACGCAAAATATGCCAAATCACCTGCAAAACAAGGCTTGTTATGCCCCGGCCATGTCTGATATTCTCCCGGCCATGTTAAGCATGAAGCAGATCAGATCAATCGCAAGACTGAAACCGCACCATTCAGAAGCGTCCGCATATTTCAAGTGGCGTAGAGCGTGTCTCATTCTTGGCTTGCCAACCTGCCACGAAAAAAGGACTTTCAAACAAAGGCGATGTGTGGGACGTGCAAAGAATTGATGGTAGAATTGAATAAAAATCAGCATAGAGTATAAATACTCTATAGCTAGGGCTGGCAAGCCCATTAAGACTAGTATAGTATAGTAAAGGTAAAGGTAAAGGTGATGGGAAACAATACAGACGAGAAACAAAACGTCTCCAAAGCACCCAAGAAGACTCAATTCAAGAAGGGAAACAAAGTTGGCCGCCATTGGAAAAAAGGCGTGTCTGGGAATCCTCTAGGCCGTCCTCCGACGTTTGAGGGTATTGTCCAACGGCTGCGAAAGGGAGTTTTGCCAGTTAGGCTTCAAAACGACCCTGAAAAAGCGAAACTATATAAAGACATTATAGCGGAAGACCCAAGAGACGTTGCTGTCAGAAATGTTATGATCGCTTCTTATCAGGGTGAACCGTGGGCTATCAAAACAGTTCTTGAGCACACAATATCAAAACCAATCGACCCGAACCTTACGAATCTACCCAACGTAAATGTCATCGTTGTAATACCAGATAATGGCAGAAGAAATGCGAACCTATTAAAGCGTCCAGCTATAGACGTTGATTCGATCGAGGTTGATGATGAAATATAAAAAGATAACATCACAAGCTGGGCCGCAGACACTTTTTCTACAAAGTCCAGCCGACATTATTATCTATGGCGGTGCGGCTGGTGGCGGTAAATCGTTTGGCCTCTTGCTTGATGCCGCCGGCTATGTTCATAACAAGGGTTTTGATGCCGTTATATTAAGACGCACCTATCCTGAAATAGTGAACGCTGGCGGTCTATGGGATGAATCGTGCGAGATATATCCATACATGAACGGGAAGCCATCAACCTACAACCTGACTTGGGAGTTCCCGAATAGTTCCAAAATCCAAATGCGGCACATGCAACACGAAACTACCAAGTTCAATTATCAGGGTGCGCAGATTGCATATATCGGTTGGGACGAGTTGACACATTTTTCAGAAACACAATTCTTCTATATGCTTTCCAGAAACAGATCAATGTGCGGAGTTAAACCTTGTATCCGTTGCACCTGCAATCCGGACGCTGATTCTTGGGTTGCAGATTTCATTTCGTGGTGGATAGATGAAGACGGATTTGCGAGAACAGATAGAATTGGAAAATTGCGCTGGATGGTTAGAGACAGGAACACAATCGTATGGGGCGATTCAGAAGCGGAAATGAAAGCAAGGTATCCAACTATTACAGCAAAGTCAGTGACATTCATCCCGGCAAGCATCCACGACAACAAAAAACTACTGGCAAAAGACCCATCATACTTGGCAAACTTACAGGCACTTCCGGAAGTAGAACGTATGCGCCTGCTCGGAGATCCGAAGCGTGGCGGCAACTGGCACGTTAAAGCCGGCGGCACGAAGTTCAAGAGGGAACATTTCAAGTTCGTTCAAGAAGCACCAGCAACAATTAAACGTATATGCAGATTTTGGGATATGGCCGCAAGCGAACCGAAGCCGGGGAAGAATCCAGACTGGACGGCTGGTGTGAAACTCGGTTTCCTTGACGGCTTGTGGTACGTTCTCGATGTACGGCGTGACCGCAAGACCCCGAAAGGAACAGAAGATTTGGTACTTCATACAGCAATAGAGGACGGACGGAATGTAGCAATCAGGATGGAAGAAGAGGGCGGTTCATCTGGAAAGAATAATACAAGTCACTACAGTAGAAACGTACTTGTCGGGTTTGACTTCAACGGCATACGTTCAACGGGTTCAAAAGACATACGGGCAAATCCTTTTGCGTCCGCAGTCGAAGCAGGAAACGTGTATCTTGTAAAAGCACCGTGGAACAAATCGTTCCTAGATGAAGCTGAATCGTTTTCCGCAGAGTGTGAACACGACGACCAGATTGATGCTGTTTCCGGTGCAATCAACTACCTATCGCTCGGAATGATTAACCCGTCTTTGACCGGGACAGGCGGTTCTGACCCGCTTGCAAAACAGATCGAGCGTATAGACGAAAACATAGCCAAGATACTTGCCGACATTACCGACCCGAAAGATAAAATCAAGGCATACGAAATCATGAAAGCTAACGGCCTGATATGACGAACGAACCTGAAAAGACCAAATCGCAGTTGGCACTTGAAGCCCTGCAAGCCGAGATAGACAAGCGCAACAAGGCTCGTGCCTCCATGCTTGCCGAACGGTATGAAGAAGTTGAGTCAGAGAAGCCAGAAGAAAGGTTCAAGCGCATTATGGCCGATAAATCGTGCTGGAACAGTTTGTAGTAAATAGTTGTGGACACACAATAACACATTGTGATACTTTGTAACACATGACAGCAACAGGAAAAAGAAAGACAGTTAATTTTAGTATCCGCATTGACCAGAGGATAGCAGACAGATTAGATATGCTGTCAGAAAAGAGCAGGCGCAAACGCAACTGGTTGATCGAACAGATACTTGGCGAAAAGTGCGGATTAGATTGTTACAACTGGAAAGAGGAAGAACTTGACGACTGAACAGAAAGCATTTACCGATTTCAGCAAGGCAATGGAAATTGTAAGCGAGTTTTCCAAAGACCAACCTCCGACTCTCGGAAGTTGCAATCCGGCAGAGTGCGACCTGCTTATCAAGATGGCCTTGCGTCAAGTTAATCTGGAAAAGAAAATCAAGCAAATGGAGAAGGTGATATAATGAGTACATCCCAATTTGGTGAATCGGGAATGCTCGATACGCTGTTCCGTATCTTCCCTCCACAAAACAAAATGCTTGTTGATGTGGGTGCGTGTGGAAAGGAACTATCCAACAGTTGGGACTTACTGGCAAAGGGCTGGAAAGGATTACTTATAGATGCAGACCCTGAACGCATACCTATTATCAAAAGCGATTTCGCAGGACTAAATGCCACCATCATCCATTCAGGCGTAAGCGACAAGATGGAGGAACTTGATTTCCATATCCATAATGTCATGGGGCATAGTTCATTTCTTGCAGATTGGTACACTCCAACAGATACAGGGAATACAATCAAAATCCAATGCCGCACACTTCTTGATATTCTTGTAGAACACAAGACTCCGTTAAACTTCGACCTTCTGACCATTGACATAGAGGGCATGGACTACAAAGTGCTTTCGGCATTATTCAAATATAGCAACTACAGACCGAATATTATCATTGCCGAATGTACTTCGTTTAGTAACCCTTATGTTTTCTTCCAGCAGTACGGATATGGATACTTTACAAAAACAGGAAACGAAGGATGGGGAAACTTGATTTATGTAAGAAAGGATATTAAGAATGAATAACAAGAAATTGAAACGGGCAAACGAACTGAAACAGATGCTGGATACTTGCGATGATAGTCTTGTTTTACTATCGCAGATGAAAGCACAGGCCGGGAACAAACCGCAGAAAGTAGATGGTAGATACGTTGTTCCCCAACTTGCGACAATAGGATTCAAGAACATGACAGTACGATTCAACCCGGACTTGCTGGACAAAATCATCCCGATAATCGAAGCCGCTATTGAAGTCGATCAGGAAAAGGCTCAAGTGGAGTTTGATTTACTGTGAAAAACAAACGGGCTGAAAATCTTTTCCAGCGCAACCAGTTGTTACAGAAGCAGGTCAATGCCCTGTTTTGCGTGATGCAGAATGTCGAAATACTTGCATCAGTAGCAATGAAGCGTCACCTGATGATGCCATCAACACGGAAACTCATTGAGAAGATACACTGGTACGTCAAGAGCAAATGAAGAAGAAATCAGAATTAAGAAAAAGAATTGACGACCCCAACAGTTCATACTGGCTAAAAAGAGCTGATGGTGCATTCGTTGATTACCAGCGCATGATATGGGGTAATGAATGTGCAATATGTAAATCACTTGGCCGGAAATCAGATGGTTGCGACCGCCTAGAAGTTCATCATCTTATCAGTCGTTCGGTTCGGTCTGTAAGGCATGACCCCAACAACGGAATACTGCTTGGTTCGTTCCATCACAAGTTCTCCGTTGCGTGTTCACCCCATGCTGCACCAATAGGTTTCTCTGACTGGATGCGGTTGCACAAGCCTGTATTGTATGATTGGGTCGTAAACAACAAGTGGAAATATGGCAAGTTCAATTACAAACTTGCATACGAGAATCTGCAAATGTTAATATCTGGTGGTGTATGAGAAAGGATACTCCATGAATCAAACTACCAGCGTATTCCAGCGGTTCAAATCTTTGGGACAAATCATAGGACAGAAGATGTTTGGTGGTACTGCGGTAAACGAAGGTATGCCATCAGCGGAAATATATTCTCCATTCGGAAAACCAAAAAAGTTCAATCCATTCGCCGCTGTTGACCAGTATAAGTCTTGGGCGTACAACGCCGCAAATCTGAACGCAATAGCTTGTGCCGAAGCAAAGTTGCGCCTGTTCACTACCAGAGGAACAGGAGAGGGTATGCCAAAGGTGGCTTCTTACAAAAGACTTACTAAAGACATTCAACACGAAGTACTCCGCAAGCAGAAAATCAGCACAACCGAAGATGTTGAACTTGTCGAGATAACAGAACACCCTTTTCTTGATCTGCTCAAAAACGCAAACCCATTCCGAAACGGATTCGACTACATGGAAGAAACGTCGCTTTGGATTGACTGCACCGGAAACGCTTATTGGTACGTCGAGACAGAAGAATCAGGCTTAACGGTCGGATTACCTTCTGCGCTCTGGATTCTTCCAAGCAATTATATGTCGATCATGCCGGACAAGAAAAGATTTATCAGCGGATATGTGTATGGTGTTTACGGGAAGCGCATTGTATTTGACGAAAGCGAGATCGTTCATTTCCGTATGCCTAACCTGTATGACCAGTGGTACGGCAGGGGAAGAATCGAGGCCGTATACACCGAGACATTGACCGCAGAGGAATTAACCAACTTCGAGTTTTCACAGGCCGCTAACCGTGGCATACAGGATTTACTGTTCAAGTACAACAAAGGAAAGCTGGACAGACAGCAACGCCGGGACTTGATGGCAGAGTTTCGCAACCAGTTGTTCAGGCAGAAGAAAGAGCCAACGCCTTTAATCGCTGATGAAGATTTTTCTGTTGAGAAGATAAGCTGGTCGCCTCGGGAACTACTTGCGTTGAATCAGCGTGAATGGTCGAAGGAAACCATACTTGCGGCGTTTGGTCAGACAATGGGATTGTATTCAAGGGATGCGGCAAGAGCAAACATAGAGGGCGCATTGTATAAATGGATGCGGTTCACCATTGACCCGGCATTGACCCGAATAGCTCAAAAGCTGAACGAGAAATTACTCCCACGCTACGGACAAGACAATCTATTCTGCCAGTTCGATACACAGGCAGAGCGTGACCGTACATTTGATTTAGAGCAGGAGAAAGCTGACAGAGCGGGTAACATCCGTAATATCAACGAAATCAGACAAAGCCGTAAC